GGTGTGAATAACGAACCAGTATACGGTTGTTCAGTAATAAGAACACCAGTATCTAATTGACTCTCTCCTAATTGTGCAGAGAATAAATTATACAAATCACTAGTTGTTTTCAGACACAATGAATATTCGCCAGCGGCAATATAAACAGGACTACTAAATGTAAATCTTGTATAGTCAACTTCATTTGGATAATTATTTTGTATTTCATCCTCGGCTGGAATTAATGTTACTGTAGAGAATGGAAGCGACTGTGAAAGACTAGGCCATCCACCAATAGTTGGTCGAATTTCTAGTGTAATTGGAATATCTGTATCGCGACTCTGGAAGTAAAGGTCAATGCTATGCAGGAACACGCCACCAGGATAATCATTTCGATTTATAGTAAATGATTGGCTAAGAGGGTCAATCCATAGATTATTGCCACTTGTATTAATATATTGTTCACGGTCAAATGCATCCTTGACAATCGCTTCATCATTAACAACTTGTCGTTTACCTACAATGGGCCTAGTAGATGCCATGTCGCCATCTCTCTGTTGAACATTTCCAAGTCCATAATAAATTGCATCGGCCGCGGTTGTTGTTGAAGACAATGTATTGATGGCGTCGTCTGTTAATCGGAAAAGTCTTTCTCCTGTACGGAATGTTGTCTCAGGAATAGAGAAGAACATATCAGAAACTTTTCCTTCTGAATCTGTCCAAATGTCTCCACCAGATGCTCCACCACCAGTAGGCCCACAATACTCTGCAACACTAGTACCATCAAAGAATGGATAGACTTGTGTGCTTGGTTTTAATCCATATGCATTTAATGTTATTGTTTTTGCTCTTGTAAATGGAACAACACTAACATCTACCAGTTTATTGTTTACAAGTTTTTCTAATCTTTCTGGTAATTTTCTAACACGAATGCCAATACGGCCTTCATTATTCTTTAAAGTTTCGGTAGAACGGATTGCGGCAGAGTCTGCAAGTTTAATTCGATTTTCGATATTACTTCCTGTTGCACCAGTACTAAATTCGTTTAGATAATCTTTACCACGATTTCCATAAATATCACTTACCGTTATAGTTCTACCAGACCAGATAGATTCCCAATCATTCCATTGAGTACCATATCCATATCCTTGTCTTTGATTGTTAACTTTCCATCTGTCATTTTCACCTTGAGTGTTAATTTTGACAAGTGGTTCTCCTGTTTGATTATACCACCCATCGAATGGGTCATCAATTTTAATATGTCCCATCCAAGACGGAACACTGAACGGATTAACTTGAACAGTACCACTCGCGAGGGGTTGCCATACAAATTGACTGTATACACTATAACCTAATGTAGCGATACCATCGGAAGAAAGTACAATACCATTAGTTGAACCTGCAATTTCTGAAAGTGCCGCGGCATCACTTGTAAATGGAGGTCGAAGATGACCATTCTCTGTATCAATTGAACATGTATAGTCTGCATTTAAAACATCACCAACTGCATGTCCTCTAAATGGGTCAACAAGAATACCATTCTTGAAAATGTCAACACCATTCGAATCAGTAATAGATCGTGCTTCTGTTTGTTGTTCAAGTAAAGATAGACTTGTATAATATTCAAGATTTTCTATTCGTTTTTCAATTGCACCAATATCTCTCATAGTATATCGTTTATTTTCAATATATTTACTAGTAATGTCTTTGATGTTGAATGTGTACGCAGGAACAGTCAAGACATAAAGTGTCATTGCATCATTACGGTCTGGAGGTGTTTGTGGGTTAAGTGCAGGAATACCACGAATGACATCAAATTCTCGTTCTTTTGTTAATACAATTTTATCAATTCGTGAAAGATAATGGTCATATGATGAAAGAAACTGTTGATTATTTCTTGGAGATAATCCTAATGGATTGATATTACCAGATGAATCTGTTGTAGCACGGAAATCAAGGCAATTTCGTAAAGAGAAACTTTTACCAGTTTTGGGACTTGTATAAATTGGAATATCATTATAACTAAAGTTTGAATTAGCATGAGTATAAGAGTTAACCGTGAATGGTCCTATTCCAGAAGCATGATCAAATCTACTATAGGTAATAGTTAAATTAACATCTCCAGTAAGAGCCCCGCCTCCTGTTCCAAGTGACGGATTTAAATATAGTCTACCAAAATCATAATAGTTGTCTTTTTGTCCATTATCTAATAAGAATATTTCTTTAGATTCACTTCCTGTAAGTCCATATGCGTTTTGTATTGTGTCATTATTGCTTTGAACAGAAACAACATCATAGATGTCATGGTGATTGAGTGAAAGATAATATCCACCTGTTGAACCAGAAAGACTAGAATTAATTCCTCCATCATTTACATGGGCTGTACTACATCCAGTTGCCCCCTCTACAAGTCCTTCTACAAATACCTTATTTCTGTAAAGAGGTGATGTTTCATCAGGATTTACAACATTTACTACAGCATTTAAAGTATAATCACCAACAGGCAGTTGATAATTAGAAACAGTCGCGTGGCCAATCTGTAATTCTTTTCCTGAATCTCCCAATATCATTTGAATGGGTCCAGTATCTACTCTTTCGCCAGTAACACCAACTGTAGTACTACCACCACCTCCACACACTAGCAAGTAAAATGATTTTTTATCTGAATCATCAATTGGCGCCCCAGCCGCCGGACCAATAAAAGACAGTGAATCATTCCCAACTGGAAGAGGAAAAACAGTACTGGCAGAAGTTTGTTTGAAAGTAAATCCTTTATTAACTCTATATGTCAAACTGCTTACATTTTTAATTGCATTTCCTATTGGTGCAGGGAAAATTGATGTGCTTAAATGTGGTTCAAAAAGAATAGTAGCCCCACTAAATCCTCCTGTGTCAGAAGAACCACCGGCTGCGACAACAAATCCAGCAGTTAAACTCCCTGCTCCTAATGTTGTGTCACCGCCAAAAGTATTAATGTGTCCGAATGCAGTTATACCTCCCAATGCAATGTCAAAGAGATACATGTTATATGAACCTGTATCAGATGTCATTGACCCAGTGAAATCATTATTTGGTACAATCGCTCTTACTCTTGCAGTTCCAGTTCCTCCAGTTCCGCTAAGTAATATTTTTGGATGATTATTGACAATTGGGAAACCGCCAGTTAATGCTCCTGATTGCCCGGTCTCCCCAATCAAGCCACTTCTAACTTTTACATATTGACCAAACTTAACACCATTCATCGGATGTGAAGCAATTGAATCGGATGAAAGACCTTTATCCATGAGAACATATTGAGTCCCCACAGTCTCAAGTTCATATCCAAACACATATGCCTTACCCGATTGTAAACCACATGCAGCCTTTCCTGTCGAACCACCATTTTCTTCACTAAATATCGAAAGGGATTCTCGTAAATCAATTTCAAATGGTTTTACTGTATATGAGCCAGATTCATCGTATGTCCTTCTTGCAAGGGTTTTCTCAATTTCCGAGTAGTCAGTATAATTCTTTTTAATAGTTGTATTACCATTTACAAATCTAACAACTTCAAAGAAATTCTTATCAGCAAATGCATTTGACCCTGCGGTAGAACTATTGACAAAGTTTTTAAACGAAAGGTTCAAATTAATTTTGAATCTGTCAGCACCGGGTGCATTGTAATTATAAGAACCAGATGCAGGGTCTCTTAAAGTATAATCATCAACATAATTTATAATTTGTTTATCGGCAGAAAATCCTACTCTGCTTGTCGGGTCAAGAAAATCTCTAATTGTTGATGATGCACCAGTTGTTCCATATGGAGAAGTAGATTGAGTGTCTGTTTTAACAAAATATCCATCATAAAAATAAATACCATTTGAAACTGTTGTTAATTTTGATGTTCCTGTTACACCAGAAACATAAAGTGCATCTGTTAATGGAGTGGATGACCCTGTAGCAGAAATTCTTGCTGTAAAAGTATTACTCCCAGATATACCTTGCACAACATCATCTGGACCAAATTGATCACCTTCTTCTCCGCCAGAACTTCCACTTAAATACTGAAGGAATAGCATATAGTAATCATCATCTGTAGTAGTATCAGCACTTAATCCGTGTAAAACTTTTGCTTTTCGTGTATCAGTACCCTGTTGTAGTGTTAAAGTAGTACCAAGAAATTTTGTAACATCAACTTCTGCTGTTCCGCCGGCGCTCTGAGATGCCGGGTCTAGTTTATTAACTCTGATAAAAGTTACATCTTGATTGGTAATTTCTCCACCAATAATTCTAGAACCATCATTAAAGATATGATCTCCAAAAGTTTTTACTTGATTTTGAATTATAGTTTGAAGTTGAGTAAGTTCTCTTGCTTGAACTGCATATCCAGGCCTAAAAAGCATCCTAAGAAACTTCTTATCCACATTGAAGTCATCATAGTATGGGTCTGTATTAAATAATGTCGCGTCGTATACCATTTATAGTGAACTCCTGATATTATACATTAACTGCATTCGTCAAATCCAATCACAATTTTAACTTCTTCGTCTTGTTCATAATTTTTAATAATCCTCTTTACATTCTGTATGTATAATACTTGTCCAGACCCTATTTCTAAATCTGGATTGTCAATTGAATCGATTGCATGATTGGCAATAGCAACACCACCAGAACCGTGAAAACCACCAGTTGCAAACCCACCGCGTGTTTCATTTAGAAATATTTCTCCCGATGCCCCACTTGTCGCTGACCATTTTACTATTTTTCCACTTTTCATTATTCCTGTTAAACTTTCTAATTGATAAAAAATTGAATCGGCGGCATATGAAGATGAATCTAATGCGCTACCAGAATCTGTAATTACAAATTTATGTGTAAGTCTGTATGATTTTTCTAAAGTTTCTTCGTCTTGAACATCAGTCAGTTTATTTGCTCTTGCCAAGTTTTGATAATCACCCTGTTCAACAAATTCAAATGTTACCCCCTGAGTAGAACTAAAGTGTTTTATAAGTTCTCCCATTCTTCTTTCCACTGTATCAAAAGAACCCTCCCAATTTGTTCCAGTGACAATCCCAGCAGATAATCCAATGTGATATTCTGCAACAGTAGTGCCACTAGAAAGGAATAAATTATTAGTTACTTTAACAATTAGTTCATAGGGTCCCGCCAAGGGAGCACTCCAATCTTGTATGATACCAGCAGCAGTTGCGCCACATACACCTGCTAGACCATTATGTTGTCTTACTTCTCTACCAACAATAAAATCCCCTGTAGCGCCGCCGGCATCAGATTTAAATACTATTCTAGCATCTGTAGATGCAGGATCATCTAATTCAAAATTTCCTTGAACATTAGAAAGTTCTAATATTCCTTGATCTCCATCCCAAGTCCAGTTTTGAATTTTTGCTGTTGCTTGTGATCTTTCACCTATGATACTGTCCCCAGTTGCTCCACTAGTTGACAAAAATGTGTTATCATTAAATCCAACAACAGAAAAATATGGTTCAACTATAGTCATTTGTTTTCTTCGAACAATTTCATGTCCTGCTGTCCATCCATCATATATTCCACCACTAATTTTAGGATTTTTTAATAACGAAACTTGACGAAAATCTTGAGCAACTACAAAATTAGAATCATCTCCTTTTATAGTAGCCCTAATCATAATCTTATCACTGTTAAAATCATCAAGAGCATTTTTGGAATGGCCGCCAGGTAAGGAAATCACAGGACTAAGTGTTGGTCCAGATAAAAGTTTCCCATCTACTAGATCAACACCAATAATACCTCCAGAAACACCAAGTGGTAAAATTCTGGGTATAGAAACTGTATAATTTTTACCAGAATTAATTAAACTTATACTAGAAATATTAAAATTAGAATCTATATTAGCAATTGCTTCCGCGCTTGCACCATCACCATCAAATATAATATCTGGCATAATTTTATATTTAGACCCCACTTCTGAACCTTGAGTTGCTTTAACATCTTCTAAAAGAGGCACATCAAAATATACTAATTTATCTCCGCCATCATAATCTGTAATTATTCTTCTTTGTCCTACACCAGCATTGGCATTAATATAAATTGCGTATCCGTTATAATAATCGTCTGCACTATTAGTAACATAGGATTGTTCTAGAGATATTGCTGTTGCGCCAGCAAGAGCATCCGAATGTACAACTGGTTCATCTTGAGGTTCTGTTGATCTTTCCCATTGTGCTTTCTCTAAACTAGAATCTACATCAGTAAAAACTATATGTTCTATAGCACCATGAATAGAAGCCTGCTGAGCATCCCATTGATTTTTAGTAGCATCAATAGTATCATCTATAACATATTGAATTGGAATATAATCTTCTGTTATAAATTCTCTAGCATCTTCCACTACCCGATATACAAACTTCCATTTATATCCATCTTGAACTGTTATTGTTTGAGTTCCTGTGTGGGCAGGTTCATAAAGTGATTGAGCACCACCATTATTGCTAATGCATTTATAAACATTTCCATTAATTGTGTAAATAAAGAATTGTGTGGGGGTACTTCCAAAAAGGTCTACTGTGTCGCTATATGCATCATATACAGTACCAGAAGTCCAATTATATCTACGAACCATGTGATATATGTTTCTAGATGAAATTCGTTTTGCACCAATTCCATCTCTCCATGCTTGTAATCCCATCTCCGTAGTGTCAACATTAACAGCCGGATAGTCATCACCTGTTGTGCCGTATGGCCCCGCTTCAGGGGGACCGGTTAAACCCCACGAATCAACCTTTCCTAGTAATAGAAAATATTGATCATCAGCATCATTGCTAAAGTTATCGTAAAGGTCTTTAGCAAATGTAGTTTGTAATTCTTTTCTCAATGCATTAGATGCCATTTCTATCTCCTATTAGGTGTATCCACCAGTAACACCAGTTTCTGTATCTCCACTATGAAACATATATGACGCTGGTAATCTAACCACGGTTTCAAGACCAAGCATTTTAATAGGTTGGTCAATTGTAACTCCTGCATTTGCTTCACCAACATCTCCAACTCCACCTGTAACAAAATGATATTTAATACTTTCAAGTCCATCATGATTATCTATTTCAATAACATCTCCAGTGCCAAAATTTTCACTACTTGTTAAATAAACTTTCAAAACATTTCCAGTTGCTCCAGAAGGTCCTGGAATCCAATCCTTCACAATTCCATGTGCAGAAATGCCACTACTAATAGTTTGTTGAACAACATTTCCAATCGTATAATCATATCCTGTTGTATATCCTCCAGAAGCATTATCAAAAGTATTTACAAATATTTCTCTAGGAAATCCAGTTGGAAATCTCTTTTGAAAAGATTCATTAACACCCCAATATGTATATCCAAAATCTTCCGAACCCGCAGTTAATGCATGAGTTAATCCTATATGAGTTATGCCTAATGAATCTAAAACAGTTCCATTACCGACTTGAATACTTTTAATTGTTGCAGTTATTCCACCTGTACCAATAATGGTTTCTCCTAAAGTAAAATCAAGCGAGTTACCATCATTTGCTTTAAGAAAGAGAACACCACCAGTAGCACTTTTTCTAGACCATCCAAATATATCTGCGGTAAATCCAGAAGTACCTCCACTCACACTTTCACCTATTGCAAATGACCCAAGAGTAAATGCTCCATCACCAGTTCCAATAATTTCTACTCGGCCGCCAGTAGTTCCCAAACAATGCCCTGTTGCTGTTTGTCCCGGATAAAATCCTGTTGGATATAAATCAACCGCAGTACCAGATGATGCTGTACTTCCCCGAAGATTGTCAACCGAATTTAATGTATATGGTAGGTAGTGACCAATCACAGGAGTTTCCTCTGATTTGAGTTTTGTAAAATATGGAGATGCCACTACAGAAGAATAAAATAAAGAAATATTACCAAACATTTTAGTTCCTGCTGGATGTACAAGTTTTTTTGCTTGTTTTTTATATACATCAAGTGATACTTCAGACTTTAAAACATAAGAATGCTCTTGATAAAAATTATTATCGCGTATAAATTTATTAGAACTAAGTTTTCCATCATTGCCTAAATAATATCCAGGGTATTCACAAAGTGCTTCTAATCTTGCTGTACCCGATGCATTTCCATCTCCAGATGTACTTCTAAAAGTAACTGGTAAAGTTTCATCAGTACTTCTATAATTTACTCCAAAACTATTTATAGATACTTGAACAATTTCTCCGCCCGCTCCCACTTGTGTTACTTTTGCATCGATACCTTTACCAGATAAATATTCTGTGCTACTTTCTGGAATTTCTACCAAGTCTCCCGACCTATATCCATAACCGGGAACATTTATATTAATTATTGATGGAATTGCATATATAACTTCTCTAATTTCTGACCCATCATCAATAGTTCCCCTCACTTCTGATCCTTGAACGAATTCTCCACTAATATTTTTTAAAAATAATTCTGTAACATTATACTGTTTAATATTATATTGAATAATAGATTCAACATCTGCATATGCAGTTACATCTCCAACACCAAGTAAATCATGTTGATAAATTTTTCCTCCAACCCATTGAAAATTTAATATTTCATTATTAGATGTAACCTTTATAGATTTATCTTCTATCCATTTGCCGTCAGACACACGAAGTAAATCTTCACCAGGATAATAAAAACTAGCACCACTGTCGTGCAAAACTCTTAAAAGTAATTTAATTGCTTTTTCAGTTCCCTTCGAACCATAAAAATCAGAAATATTCTTGAGTAATGTTTTTTCGTCTAATGATTCTCCAGAAGAGTTAATGGCAAACTTTTTTGGAAAATCTGAGATATATGTTTTTTGAAAATATTTAACAAATGAATCTAATGTTCTATCTACATCTAATGTATCCATAAATGTTAAAGAAATTCCTGCTGGATTTTCTGTATGTTCCATCCATTCATAATATGCTTCCATAAAATCAATAAAGCCTTGATGATTATTTTTGACATATCCGGGAACAAGTTCCGAAACAATGTTCGAAATTTTATCTTGACTACCGGCTGTTTTTCCAGTAATAAGTGATGGAACAGGAAGTACACTCTCGTCTCCACCACCACCACCACCACCGCCTGGTATGAATACCATTTATTAATACCCTCCACTACTAGTAGTAGTACTAGAAGATGAACTAGTTGAAACTGAAGACGGAGTAGTTGTTGATATATAAGGATTGTATGGTGCCACATTAACAGTAATAGAATCTGCAACAGATGCATCAATCTGTAAAATTACATTTCTTTCAGATAAAATATCTTTATTGGCAGGTACAGCATTAAATTTTAAAAGGTTGCCAGTTGCTGATACAGGAAGAAAATCTTTAATAGATAATATCCCCGTTGAATAATCTATGGTGCCAGCATCCAACGAGATGTAACTATTTACACCATCAATTACCTCAAACAATCTAATCATTCCTGCTCCATCATCATCAAAAAATGCAGTAACGGTTGTTCCATCTGTTTTTGTATACGAAACTCCGCTGCTTGAAATAACTGGTTTGTGACCAGTTTCAGGATGATAAATCGGATTTTCAAATTTAATTGTGTACGACCGAACCTTGTTCAATGCAAGTTCAACTCTCTTTTGCAATGTAATTGTGGTTTCATTTCCAAGTATAGAATCATCAGCATCATCTAAAAATTTACAAAACTTAGAATATCTTAAGTTTCTACTAAACATTTCTAGATATAGTGAGGTATACGCAAGAATTTGAGTAACGACCAGTGATTTTATATCACTTGTACTTTTTGTTGTTGTGTCAGCATCATAAGAAATACTAGTATTGATATTAACATAAAGATAATTGGGATCAACAATATCAGGTATAATACTCACCACATTTTGATTTTTAAGTAAATTTTGTAAAGTAAGTTTATCATTATTACTTAATGATTCTCCTTCTGTGGGATTTACAGAAACAAAAACCTTTCCATATTCTGGTGGATCGTTATCTTCACCGCCCCATACAAATACATCATTTGCTTTAGAATAATTTTGAGTAATAAATGATTTATAATCATTAGCAGTTACTGCTCTATTTTGTGATTGAAAAGACCTAGGAGCATTCCATTTAATAGAATCAAGTGATTCTTTTTCCGAACCTCCAGAGGTAGGGGAAACAACTTCAATGTCAACATATGTAATTACGCCGGTAGAAAATGCTCTACTTGTAGCCGATTCAGTACTTCCAATACCGTTTGCATTTGAACCAGAACAAACTATATAATCTAAAATTATAACATTTCCAGAATCTGGTTTCTTTCCAAGAATATTATCACCAAAGACAATTTCAAATTGTCCATTTTCCAGTTCTTGAACCCAATATGCTTTAGTGGTAGATGTTAATGATGTAATATCTGTAACTCTAGACCAAGTATCAGAATATCCTGATGAATCTGAAGTAGAAGTTTGAACATATACATTAATTTCACTGGTATCTACATTTTTTTCTGGAATAATAAATCGTTGAGAATCACCATCATTGTTAACAATATAACTATAATTTCTATAAGTTCCTTCTTTAAGAATAACATTCCTTGCAATTTTTTGTGTATCGTTTAACACTTCAAAGGTTTCTACATCTGGATTATAAAAAGTGTATGATGTTCCATCTTTCGAGGCAGTAAATTTAGTTCTTTTTGTAAGAAATGTTGTTGATGAGTCGCTATCCGTGATGGTAATATCTACGGCGCCACTTGCAGAAGTTTTTGAGGTTGGTGTATATCCTAATGCCTTTGCATGAGAAATTACCGATGATCTTTTAATTGCACTGTCCAAGAACATTTCATTTGCTATCATATTATTATAAAATCCAAGATAATGAGTGGTGTAAGCGAGAAGGTCTAGCATTACAGAAATACCAGAACCCTCAAAATTAAAATCTGAAAATTCACTTCTACCGCTTAAGTAACTTTTTAAATTGGTTCTTATTGTTAAGAAATCTAGTTCATTGATTTCAATTTTATTATCGTTTGGCATTATCGTAACCTCTCAAGTTGAACGGAAATATTTTGTGGTTCAGGAACATTTTCAACACGATATACAATTGTTATATTATATAAATTATCTTCTGGTAATCCTGAAACTCTGACATCTAAAAGTTTAATTCTTGGTTCGTGTTGGTTTAAAACATTTTCTATTGATTTTCTTAATTCAATTTTTACAAGTGGAGTCGCTGGTTCAAATAAAAGATATCTAATTTTTGAATGTATATCTGGTTGAAATGGTTTTTCATGTTTTCTAGTGTAAATCAAATTCCTGACAGACCTTTTTATAGCATCTAAACCTATCTTTTGAACAACATCCCCAGTTGTTGGATGTGCTATAAAATCTAAGTCTAAGTCTTTGTATCGATTAAAATTTGATTCTGATGCCATATGATATCTCTATTATATTTATGCCAAATTTCTAAATTTTTGACTATGTGTTTCCAATTCAACCTCTAATAAACTTCTACTTCGATGCATCCAATCCTCTACAATCTCTTCATCCACATCGTCTGCTTTTTCCCAACTACACCATTGAGATATCACATAACCAGAAATAAGTCCACTAGTTTTTACAGGCAAAACAGAAAATGCTATTACATTACTACTTTCTAAAAAATGTTTTGCATATGATTCTTCCAAAACAGAGACCATATGGATTTCTGCATTATCTTTCTTTACTAAATTTAATATAGGTAAAAACATGCTCAATATTAAATCTTGTTTTTTGCTTCCTTCAGCAACAATACTACGTTGAACAGATTCGTGTGTTAAAGAAAACTTTTTCATTGAGATTCCGTCTAAAAAATGACCGCTGTTGTGGAATTGAACTAATTGAGTTCTGGCACAGTTAATCATCAACCTTAATTCAGTTAATGTATCTTGTATTCTAGTGTGCATATCCCAAAATTCAGGTAATATTTTTTCGGTAGGAGATATAATATTTCTTTTCTTTTTTACCTTCTTTCTCCATCTGGCAAGAAAATATGTAGAAATACCGGCCAACAATGCACCTAAAGATACTCCAACTTTTAACCAATTATCCCAATTTTCTATGTTCAAAATATACTCCTTGTTTGTCCTATTATGTATTATTCCAGTGCTGTCGCTGATAGGGCTTCGAAATCAACCATCGCGGGTGATTTTGGTAATGCATCTAATTTTTGTCGTACATTAGAATTCACAACTACACCTTTGATTAGGTTGCCGCCAAAACAAGGGTCACTTTGACTACCTAATACAACATTACCCAAACTAAATTTTTTAACATAACCTAGCGCATTACTATATTTTGTATTATCTCCACTGATTAATGTACCAATATTAGACGACGACCCAGACATTTTAGTAGTAAAGTTACTTAATGCATCTGTAAATCCTCCGGGATAACTTCCAGAACTTACTCCTGAATGTTGTTGAATAAAATTATATATTCCATTTTCTAAAGTATCGGTTGCAGATTTAATAGCCGAATTCGCTGGTCCTAAAATACTACCAAACACATCACTAAAATTATCTACCACCCCACCAATCATAGACTCTTGCGCCGAATTAAATGCCGATGCTATTCCATATAAACCTAACAGGCTTGGTTCATCGTTTGGACCAAGACTATCTAAATTTACACCAGATACTCTATCGGAGTGAGTTTTATATGAACTTACCTGTCCAGATAAAGTACTTATTGCACTAGACAGCCCAGCAAATATGCTTGGAAAAGCAACTCCATTGAGTAATCCCTGAACACCAGAAATTGCTGTGTTTACTCCACCAATGGCGCCTGCCACTGGATTTTGAAAAGCATTTCCATCCATAACAGTTTTTATAATGTCTTTTTCTCCATCCGTAAATTCGGTAGAAGAAATCTCACACCCAGTTGTTGGAAAGTATCCCATAATTAATCTCCTGCGTAAACATTTCCTGAACCAGTTGCAGGATGTCCACAACTCGCTATATCGCCTTGTCTAACTACACCTCTGCCATTTGCTTTGACTGTATTAGAACTTCGCACCATTGTTGGACCTGCATGTTTATTTCTTCCGTGTCCTGCAACTGGAGAATATAATAATGCAACGGGCATTCCGTTAACATTAACATTTCCAGCACCAGAAAGTATGGTGCCGCCTGCTGTATCTTGATATGCTCTTGAAACTCCTGCCATTTCTTTCTCCTAGTTTAAATCGATTGTGCTGCCACTTAATCTTAAGTTCTTATTACACATCAAGTGTATATTTCCGCCACTAATAATATCAATATTTCCATCAGATGTCATTTTAATTTTTCCATCTGTGCTTGTTATGTCAACATTACCTTTTACGGTTTGTTTTACATTACCACCAACAACTTCAGTTACATTTCCATCTACTTGTATATCTGCATTTCCTTTAACATAAAGAGTAATGTTACTTTTCTTTTCACCATCACCAATAAGTACATTGGCATTGCCAGAAATGTGAACAAACTTCTTTCCATAAACCAATTCATAATCATCATCAACTACTTTTGTTACTCTACTTCCGTCTGGATGAATTTCTTCAAATGTCCCTTTCCTATGATAAGTGTGAATTCGTTCTGCGTTGGGTGTATCATCGAATTCTTGAATGTGTCCACTCTCTGACTCGTACACATGATTGTAGGGGTACTGAGAGTTAAATTGTGTGTGTGGTTCAACCCAACCATGTTCATTCTTTTCGTTTGCTGTTGGCCTTCCACCTGTTCCAGCAGATAATATTTTCTTTTCTACAACAGTTCCCATAGTAATGCCTCGGGCCAATCTGTTTGTATCTGCTTCTAAAATATAATCTTCTTTTGGATAAGTTCCGCTAGGGTCATTGAATCCTTCAGATGTTTTAGCAGATATTTGTGGAATACCACCTATTGTTCCAAAGAATACAGGTTCTTGTGCATTAGCACCATCTCTAAAAAACCCAACAACCCATGTCCCCTCAACAGGTCCCAATGGAGTTTGACCTATACCATTCATCGCTGCAGAAGTTATAGGTTGTATAGGATATGCCCAAGGCAAATCTTCTGTTGGTATGTTTAATTTATTTACAGTATGCCACCCAAGCACACGAATTCTACATCTACCAAGTTCCAATGGGTCATTCCTATCTTCTACCACACCTTGAAACCAAACAAATCCATCTTTTCCCATATAATTTCTCATGAATGGATTCCTTCTGGTTCATATTGTATAAAATCTGGCATTCTTTCAATGAAAGAATCTTTTGATAATTCTATCCGCATCTCATGACCACCAAGACTAATTCTGTGTCTGATTTGTGTTATGAGATATGTGCCAGAAATAAGTGTATCCACTTCAGAAGAATTGAAGCCAACCGCCTTCATAGGAGGAACAATAACTTCAACCCTGTCTCCAACCCTCCTATTTGAATCACCAAAAATATCAAATTCTATTCTAGAAGATTTTAATTGATTGATTAAAGAATCATGCGTTAACATCCATAGTTCTTGTCTGTAATTGTCTGGATATTCTAAAAATTGTACTTCCTCGCCCTCTTGAGTATTTGCTTGTACTCCTCCATGAATCCCTGCATGTTTAGGAGAAAAATATTGTTTTGCATCTGGATGTCTTGCAAAGTAATCAGAACCAACAGGAAGGATAGGCCAATTATTTAATGACTTACTAGAATCAAATTCTTGTGTATAATTATAACTCGTTGTTCCCCATTCTTTTTTTACAATATCGTGTGTCATTAAACTTGAAGAAAATGTTCCTTTTGGTATTTCTTTTGACCTATCAAAACCTCTAACAATTATCGGGCTTTGTATATTTCTGTGTGTGGATTCATAATCATCTTCGGTATCATATTCTTCCCTTGTTACTATACTTTCATAAACTTCTCTTACAGGACCATTCATTAGGGATGTTAACGATACAAATTTAAATCCATCCAAGTCTTCATAAAAAATATAGTTTGCACGGTCTGGATATGTGTCAGAAATTGCTCTTTGTGCTAACCAATTAATAGCCGCTTGCGGCCGCCAGTTTGGAATGACAAATTTATGAGAACCAAACGTCGTTTCTATTTTTATGTTGGGAGCAACTAAACCTTCACCACCATCAGGATTAGAAAGATAAGAAGAAAATATTTTTCTTACTATTTCAGATATTTTTCCTGTGTATGATTTACTAACTTTTTTAGTGAGATTAACAATAAAAGGTATTGAAATGAAATGTAAATCATATACTTGACTTCTTTCATTTGTAAGTGGAATTCTTTCAGATATTTTATCAAGTGAAACGGTTAATGATATAGATTCAATTCCTGGAGTAGAAAATGTGAAAATTAATATTTCTTGGCCAGTTAAGGGAAGTTCAGTAGGTAAATTAGAACCATCTATCAAAGAAATTCTGCCAGTAATATTATTTAAAAACAAATTTTCATAAATTTCTATCGATGCAAAATATTCTATAATACTAATATCTAATCCATCTAGAGAAACAATACGAATATCATCAATACGAACATCTTTGTTTCGAAGAACCGCATTTATGTCTTGATTTGTTCTGTTTTGTTGTTGATTTTCTGGTGATGTCATTGTCTAATCAATTGTTTAAATTCATCAAGTACATATGGTAGATATTGTGGGTCTAATAATGATATACTTCTATTTGTTTCGTTTAATTCGTCTTCATACTGATAATTTGTTTTTACATATGTTGTAGCATTATTCATAATATAACCATATAATAAAGTATTTCCATAAGTTGTGCCTCCAGAACCTAAAGAATGTTGTGTTATCCCATCATATTTTGACAAAGGGTCTAACCAAACAACAGATGTACCTGTTCCACCACCTATGTCATCATATCCACCAGTTACTGAACCACTCGTTTCAAAATGATGTAGTGATTGTTTAGAATCAGTAACAACTCTTTTTACTAGTGCAGAGCCAACATAGTCATCCCATCCAGTACCACCTGCTGAATTGAATGCTTTTATTTCATCACCTGCCGAAAAAGTATAAGTCAAATCAATATCTGTAACAACAATTTTATGTAATGTAGGGTCATATTCAGAGACAAGACTTTTAAATCCAGTTGAGCCCGCAGCGCCGCCAGTTAAAGAAGTTTGTATGAGTGTGTCGTTTCTACTGAAAGTTCCAGATGGCCCAGAAGCCCCTTCATCTATAAAAAGAGTAACACCATTATATTTGTTTTCTAATTTCTTTTCAAATTTTCTGGTACTAAGAGGCCATTCAAACAACGGATTCAATATATCATTAAACATAAGAACAACCCAATGATATTCTGGTGAACCATATAAAGAATCTGCAACCGTTTCTGGTGTTTCATAATCTTTTATATCGTATTGAACAAAATATTCAGAACCTGTTTGTCCTTGAGAATTAAATCCAACTCTCCGAAGAACATCAACTGCAATTCTAGCGCCAGATGTTGCACCAGTTCCAGAATCTAATAATAATCTAGGAAAATTCTTAAAATACATTTTACATACCTTCGCTTTCTACTAGTTCGGAATCCAATAGTCTCATCTCTTCGAATGTTAAAGAAAGCATCATGTTTGTTGGCGCGCCATTAGCAAAAGTAGAATATGAACCACTAGATGCATAATCTACATTAATTTCTCTTAACGCACATCTGCCTATTTTGTTTAACCAATTATTTTCTACTGGTTCTCCATTTTGCATAGTATAATATTCGATGTCAAATTCAGCAGGGAAAGTATAAAATGTACCCTTACCAATCATCCTATTTAATTTTGGATATGCATGTTTTTTAAATGTTTGAATTATTTGATATGCTCTTACACTTTCCATTTCATTTTTTGGAGAGAAGTTAAAGTTTAATTCAAATTTTCTTGATACGGGCTCACGAAAACTTAATTGTTTTCTAGGGTTCTCCGCAATTCTCATTGATGCTTGCAAGGCTGCTTGAGTGTTTGGGGCGCCACCAACAGCAGCGGAAACAGAATCTAATGTACCAGTAAGTTTTGTTATTCCAAGACGAGTCAGATAACCAGTTAGGTCTCCTCTCATCCCTTGTATAAATGACAAATCTTGTTGTTCATATTCTAGAACAGATAATGATTGAATCTTTTGTGGCATATACAAAGCAATTGTGTCTGTCATCCTGGCCCTTGCCTTGCCAAATCTGGTGAATCTTCCTTGTTCATCATGCCAATCTTCTTTGTCAGCAAACACTCCCTTATAGATTTCTTTTTTATGAGCATCGTAAGTTTTAAGATGTTTTTTTTCCGCATCAGTAAGACCAAGACCGTGAGAAAGCCTACCGCCGACTGTACTACCAGCCCACGCACCACCAAGGATACCACCAACTGTAAATACCACTTTACCTTTTTTAATACCCTTGAACAAATTTATTGCCCCAGTCAACCATTTTATTATTCTAGGCCCCACTCTCAATCCCGCAACTGTTCCACCGCCCGCCACCGCGCCCCATGTTTTCCATTTGTTTACATAACTTTGTGCATCTTCAATCATACCTTGACTTTCACTGGAAAGATTTGAAACTATATCTCCCCAAATATGAAATACCACAAAATGATTTACATCATTTGACCCAAGGTTTATGGGATATTCCAATTTCATTTCTGGTTTTCCATCAAGACCACCAGTATCTGCTGGTTGAATATCTAATTTGCCAAATACAGAATCCTGAACACTTGCGGTGTCAGAAAATAATGCAGATAATGAATCTCTTGCTTTTGCCATCGACATCTCCTGTTAGATAGAATACATATTTATATATGGCGTACAAAGGGCGATACAAACCAAAACAACCGAAAAAATACATCGGTAACCCAACTAAAGTTATATATCGCAGTTTATTAGAAAAAAGATTCATGCTTTATTGCGATAAAACTGATGCGATTTTAGAATGGGGCTCTGAAGAGGTTGTAGTTCCATACAAATCTCCTATTGACAACAGGATGCACAGATATTTTGTAGATTTTCTGGTAAAATTAAAAAACAAAGATGGAATTATAGAAACACTTTTAATTGAAGTAAAACCCAAAAAACAGTGCAAACCACCAAAAAGACCTGAAAGAAAGACACGAACATATTTTACAGAAGTAAAAAATTGGGGAATTAACTCTGCAAAATGGAAAGCGGCTACAGAATATGCAGAAAATAAAGGGTGGAAATTTATTATCATAACCGATGAGACATTATCACCATAAATAACATATATATTTATATGCCGGAAGAACCATCAACATCTGAAGAACTACACCCAACGCCACAAGCATCATCAGTCGCTGCTGATGCACCTAGTGTTGAGCGTCTTGGCCCACAATCCGCAGGTTCATATTATTCTTCGGGAAAAATTTCCAGTCCTGATGTTATACTTTCGCGAAGAAATGTTTTTGATGCACTAGATGAATTATTTAAAGATACTGGAATTAAGCGAGGGTCAAAAGAGGCTCTTAAATGGTATAGAGAACTTCTTCGCGAAATATTTGATTTGTCGGATATTACTCCCGAAGAAACATTCTTAAGAGACCAGAGTAGGATGGTACAAAAGTCTGGTATGCTTAGAAGAACAGGAAGAATGTTTTTGTTTAATTATAAACCCAAAACAAAATCAACTATAAAATATTACGATTCACTGCCTCTAGTTTATGTTATAAAATTTACTAAGGATGGATTTTTGGGATTAAATTTACATTATTTGGATATACATTTGAGAACAAGATTGTTTAATAATCTCCAAGTATTACTTAGCGGTGATATTGAGAATGATATGACCCGACTTCGTATTAATTATAAAATATTAAAGGGTGCGCGGAAATTTAGATACTATAGACCATGTCTTCGAAGATATAAAACTAGATTTATTGGTTCACGAATTTTACTAATACCACCCAAAGATTGGGGTATTGCAATGTACTTACCAGTAGAAAGGTTTATAAAGAAAACTAAATATCAAGTTTGGGTTGAAAGTAGACGAATGTTACAAGAAGAACATGAAGGAGTAGCGGCACTGTAATGTCAAAAGTTCCCACCACAATTAACAGTCTGGTCGCCAGTATATCACATTGGGGTAGTTCATACCCACACAAATATGAAATAGCATTTTCTAATTTGGATGCGTTATCTAATCTTCGATTATGTGTATCATGTGAAACTTGCACCATGCCTGGTAGAAATATTTCAACTCAAGATATCAAAGTGCATGGTCCTATTAATGAAATGCCTTATGAAGTTTCATATTCTGGAGACATGGATGTAACTTTTAAACTTGCAAAAGATTTTAAGGAAAGAATTGTATTTGAACAATGGCAAAGTGAATTTATTATAAGTCCATCAACCCAAACTTTGGTTATTTAGATAACTATAAATCAGAAATTGAAATTACACAATTAGACGAATCAGACATTCCAATTCATCGAATTATTTTAGAAGATGCATGGCCAAAAACAATAGGTCCAATAGAATATGGCGATGAAAAAGGTGCAGAAATTAATAAACAGCGTATAGGATTTTCTTTCCGAAAGTGGAGGTCAGAAAAACCAGACGCTCCGGGATTCCTTGAATCAATTCTTGGTAAATTAGACCTTGTTGGAAGATTAGAAAGAGCAATTATGCCTCATGGTGGCAGAGATTCTCCCATTCCAATGATACCAACTTCAATAGGTGGCCGAGTAGTTCGTCTTCCTTGGGGTTTAGACCCTGCACAAATGACCGGTCAAGTCAGCGACTTGATAGGGGACGCATTGGGCGACCTCATATAAACATAATGGAGAAATATTATGACATTACCTACACTAACATTACCAAAATATAAATTAACAATACCTTCGAGTAAAGAGAAGATATTCTTTAGACCTTTTTTGGTACGAGAAGAAAAAGCATTATTGATAGCATTCGAAGGTGAAGAAATCGATAATATTATAAATGCAATGAAAGATATTATTAGAGAATGTACATTTGGTGTTGTAAAACCAGAGACAATACCACTTTCAGATATGTGTTATTTGTTTTTGAATATCCGAGCAAAATCTGTTGGAGAAATGGCAGAGCCCGCTCTGACATGTTACGCATGTAGTGAAACAAACACAGTAGAAGTTGATTTAACTAAACTTAAAGTAACGAAAGATAAAAATCATACAAATAAAATAGATTTTGGTGAAAATAAAGGAGTGGTGATGAAATATCCTACTCTTGGAATGGAGAGTGTATTTACAAATCAAATACATTCACCTGATAATTTAAAATTTGCAGCCGAATGTATTGATACCATTTATGATGGTGATAAAGTTTATAAATCAACTGAATATACAATAGAGGAATTAGAAGAATTTCTTGATGGACTAACGCATTCACAATTTGATAAAATATTAGAATTTTTTGAAACAATGCCAAAACTTTCGCATGATGTTGATTTTACTTGTGTCAAATGTGGTGAAGAAAATAAAATGACGCTGGAGGGTATTCGAGATTTTTTTCTCTAAGCCTCTGTCATGAGGCATTAACAACTTTTTATAAGTTAAATTTTCAATTGATGCAACATCATAATTATTCATTAGAAGACTTAGAAAATATGATACCTTGGGAAAGAGAAATATATGTTACACTTTTAACACAACATGTGAAAGAAGAAAACGAAAAAATTCAAAAAAGTAGTATGTAAACATGGCAACAATAGACGAAACAGTTAGAAGACTCCAAGAAAAGGTTGAAGAAGCCAAAAAGGGAGTCCGCGCGACTATGACTGTTGAGGAATTGAGTCGTGAATCTATTAGAGATATCATCAAAGAAGTTGGAGAGGCAAATGCACTTGCAACTGAATTGTTTGATAGAGAAGATAACAAATTAGGTGTAACTACTAGACATCTTCGAACCGAATTAGTCAAACTTGTAGAAGAAGGCAGCGATGCAAGTAAAGACAGATTAAAAGAAATAGAACAACGGGCGAAAGATATAGCAATTGTTGCCGCAGAGGCAGATACACCAGAAGAACAAGCGTATCTGGGAGAACTCGCCGCAAATGTTCAAGGGGCTGCAAGAAAAGCAAGAGGAACCGCGGCTGGTTTAGGTGGTGGTGGTGGAGCAATTGGTGAAAGTTTATTCACTGGTATATTTGGAAACAAATTTGGCAAATGGATGTTGAATGCACCAGGAGGAGGAAATCAGGCAAAAAGAAGTGTTGCAGATTTACGATTAGAAATAGCAGAAGCCCAACGAGATGCTGTCACTGATGGCGATGGTGGAGGCGCTGGGTTTGAAAGTGAAGCAAAAGAAGAAGAAAGAGAAGCAAAAATCCGTGAAACGGAAGTAAGACATAAAGAAGATGATGTAATTAGTTTGCTTCATCAAATTTTAACACTTCTAGGAAGAAATGGTAGAGGTTTAGGTGGCGGCGTCGGCGGTACAGACAAAGATGGTGATGGCAAACCTGATGGCGATGGTGGAGCGGTAGATACTGCAATTGATATTGCAACTAATCCATTCACGGTTGCGGCTGTGACAACTGGAATAACTGCAACATTAATGCATTCAGGTGCTAGAGGCAAAATATTCCAATTCTTCGCAAGAATGTTAGGACTTGGGCGAGGTACGGCCCACATGGCTCCAATACCAACTGGTACATTAGGTTCTCGGATAACTGGCGGTAGCGCCGGTAGAGGTAGAAATTTAGTAGGGGCAATCCAACCTGCGAAATCAACTGCCGCGGCGATGACACATATATTACATGTAGGTGCAGATGGAACTAGAGTAACTATGAGTTCCGCTGGCAAACTTAGTGTTAGAAGTGCCAGCGGCGGATTTATAAAAAATCAGGCTGCATATTTAAAAAATATAGGTTTACCAACACATATGCCAGCAGGGTCAACCGTTGATGATGCTCTCAAACTTGCAATGAAAAAGAGAAAACTGGCAAACGCCGTACGGCCTGGATGGTTGAGAAGAGCATTTACTATATCGAAAGGTGGTTTGGGGGGCGCGCTTCGAGCCGAAGCAATGATATTCGCACCAATAATTGCAGGCACTGATGTTTTGATGGGAATGACAGAAAAATATGAACAAATGGCCGCTGGTGAAGGAACTGGAACTATAGGTGATGCATCCTTTGATAAAGCAGCGGGACTGTATGGTGCCGCCAGAGCAGTAGAAGGCCTTGCATGGTTGAATTCATTGGTGGGACAAGATATAGGAACTACTGAAGAAATTGCTCAAGGAATAGAAGCGATAATTGGCGTAGATGATTCAAAACAATGGGAGAGGCAAAACATTATATTGCCTGCCATGAGAAGAAACAGGCAAAAAGATTTAGTATCAATGGCCGGAGGACACTCTTTACAAACAACTCTTGGAAGAAGATTATTTTATTCTGGCCAACTTATGCGTCTTCTCTATGAAAAAGCCGAAAATCCAAGTTTGGACAAATATAGAGTTTGGCATCACGACCAACCACCGACTAATATACCAAAGCCAGTTGCAATTGCTTCTGCTGTGAATAGATTAATAAATCAAACCGCATATGCTATTGCCGAAGATGAAGCAAATACTAATAAAACCGCAGTTGATGATGACCGAATTATCCAAATAATAAAAAGATTACGATCAGGCGATTTCCACCCAACAGATACAGATGCTGGTGTAACTCTGATTCCTTTGGCCGGTATTAATAAAAAGGGAGTTGTTCAACACAGACGACAAACGATTCATAAAATGATGCAAAGTGGTGGAAGTTGGAATATATTTGAATCAAGCCTATCTCCAAGTACTCACATAGCAAAAGTAGCCGCGCGAGGTAATGTGGACGCCATAAGGGCGTTAGGCGATAATGCTAGACTTAGTATGTTTGAACTAGATCGCATGTACGGAAGAGACCAAGCCATGTCAATATACCAAAACTTCCAAGACATTAGGTCAAACTCAACTGTTATTACAGAATCAGTTCTTAATGATGAAGATTGGACCTATGACAGAAATCGTGCTAATGTAGGTGAGGTAAATCTTAGTTTAGAATAAAAAAAAAGACCCTCGCCGAAGCAAGGGTCTTTCATGGCGAATGAGGATACCCGACTATCCTTCATTTGCCAATTTCTCAAAGTATGATAATGCATCACCATCTTCAACAGCAGTATCACTAATGTCATTATTTTCCTTTGAGGAATCAGGGGGAGAATCAAAAGGTGTTTTAGTCTTGTTAAAATCCTCTTCTGAAGTCTTTTCTGCGGTTTCGGTATATCGGACATTTCCGCCCAAAACATCAGTCAATCGAGTTTTTAATTCATCGTAAGACTTGAAATTAGATTCATCAGAAAATTCTTTGAGTGCGTATTGAGTTTTCCAAAGTGATTCTAACTTTGCATCATCACCATCAAGAATGGCAGACGATGTTTCAAATTCACTCTTGTCATAATTAATAAATCCCGCAATTTTTCGAACCTTTAAACGAAAATTTGCACCTGTCCACAAATCAAATGGATTGATTGGTGTCTCATCCTCAAATTCGGGCTTTACTGTTTCCATAATCTTGTCAAAAATCTTCTTGCCAAACTTGTAAAGAAAAACCGTTCCCTCGTTTTCGGGATTCTTTGGGTCACTAACTATTAGAATATTTGCAATGTAACTCAATCGCCTCTTTCTATTTCTAGCAATATCCTTATCGGATTCTACTCCACTATTCCACAATGCGCTATTTGATTCGCACACAGGACATTTTTTACCTATAGTAGTTGGGCAATTATCAATCAACCAACCGCCAGGTCCTTTAAATCCATGATTAAAAACACGAACCCAAGGAAGGTTTTCGTCTTGTGGTGCAGGAAGGAATCTAATTACAGCATAACCGTTTGATGCCTTATCTAATTCTGGCTTCCAGAATCTATCGTCTTTGTATGACTCACTCTTCTTTGATAACTTATCCAATTCGGTCGTAAGTCTATCAAAATTGCCGCGTGTATTTTTCTTTAAATCGCTAAATGACATGTATATGTTTCCTTATATTCGTTGTGTACGTTGTGTACGATGTATTCGATATGTGTATTATACTACTAATATCTACCTAAGTCAAGTAATTTATACTGGTAATTCTGATTTTTTTGGTAAGAGATTAAAATTTATTCCTTCTGCCTGAATCTTTTCGATAATAGGCAAAGAAAGTAATTTAGCGGCTATCGCCGGTTCTAATCGTGCTTGTTCACAAACCAACAAAACTGCCTCAATATAAGAACCACATAATTTTGCCTCATTTTCTACTTCTTGACAAAATTTAGATGCTTCAATCTCAATCATATTTATAATCTCCTATTCATATATAACATATTATACTATAATAAAATTCAATGTCAATTACTTATACATATTAAAAGTAGAACTATTTTAATCAGGGAGAATTAAATGGCAAAACAAGGTGGTATTCAACTTAGTGCAGCCGCAGGAACAACTGGCGCGGGGATATTGACAGAACAGTTTCAAGGTGATGCTACTGGTATCAGTGGTGGCGGTACAACCTTTGAAGTACAAGTTTTTAAAGTTGCTTGGGGTTCTACTGGTGAATTTTATTGGGCTGATGAACAAACCTCGGCTTCAGGAACAGCAGGCGCTGGTGCAGGACCACTTCCTATACAATTAAGAGACAGTTCTGGAAATGCAATCAGTTCTACAGCAATAAATGGTTCTTCTAACAGGTCTTTAGATGTTAGTCTAGTAAACCAAGGTGGTTCAGCAAGTGAATTATATGTTTCTTCTAACATTACTGGAATTGGTGGACAATCGCTGGGCGTATATCTTCCGATTGCAGGTTCAACTGCTGGTGGTGCAATACCACACATTGGTGCAACAACCGATGGATACCTAATACCCCACTCCGTTGGAACACAAGGTTGGGAAGGAACAATTTCAGAAAAACTTAGAACTATAACTTCTGCGATTCATTTAATGAAGTTTGGCGGAACAGGAAACGATGGAACTCATTATATTCGAGGCCTCTCAGCAGACCTCCGTTCCATTGCTAGCGGTGTAACATTTGGAGTACAACTTAACCATGGGTTTACACACACCGTATCGATAGGTTCTATTGCAAGTGATGTAACAGTCGGAATTAGTAGTGTATCAGTTGACAATCCAGTTTCAATAGGTTCAAGAACTGCTGGCGCCACATTTGAAAGAGTAAACGCCGCATCAACGACACTACAATCTGGTGTGAGAATAAAGAATGTTGCTGGCTCTGGCGTAATTAAAGTTGTATATGATTCTGCTGCCGGGTCTACCACAGGAATGACTCAAGGTTTTGAATTGACAGACAGAGAAGAAATATTCGTTGAAGTAGACAATTTGCAGAAAGTTTATGTAACCAGTGGTGTCACTTCGGGTCTAACATTCTCGTATTATGCAACATGAGTGGTTTCGAAAATATTTTCCCACACAAACCATCTGCTAAAGCGGGTCTTAAAGGCCGTTCAGAGAAATTTGCATCAACGCGAGCCGTTCGAGTTATTCGTAGAAAATTTTTTGCAAGTGGTTTAGATGCAAACGCATTCGACCCCAAAGATATTACTGGATTACAATTGTGGTTAAGAGCAGACAATGCAATTGATACTTTTGTAGCAGATGGTGATGTAACTGCATGGTCAGATGAATCTGGCAATGATAACGATTGTACAGTACCGAGTACTGCGGCTCGAAGACCACACTACAAAGAAAATGTGTTCGGAACAAAACCCGCAATCTTGTTTACAGGTTCATCGGATGAATACTTAGACACTACAGGTATTGTTGATTTGTTTACAGATGATTCTTCGGATAGTGACTACACAGTTATTTTAATGATTAAACCTACAGGTGTTGCAACCGACCACCAAGCAATTTTTAGTCAATACTCAAGTCAAGATTGGACATCTACAGCGACTAATACTGCCAATGTCCTCTCTATGGGGATTGATGCGGATTCTAAATCTACAATTCTTGGCAAATCAACTACTGCTGATGTTGCACTCGGAGATACTTTAGTAAACGACACATCATACATCATGGTCGCAAGACATGAATACGCATCAACAACAATGCGAAACTATTTGAATGGTGTAAGAAAATCAACAGTAACCGATTGGGTAAGAGGTACTGGTGGTTTTTCCCCTACACATCCTACAATTGGTTTAATGTATACTTCAGGTAGAGGTGGTACAACATACACCAACGAATCTACAGTTAATATTGCAGAGATTATAATTTATGATTC